CATCGGCGCCAATCTGACATTCACCGCTGCGCAAATGCAGGCAATGACGACTTAGGAACCCAGACATGGCCAGTCAGACATTCAGGCAGTCAGACACGCTCGCCGCGTCCGGCGCCAGCACCCCGATTGTCATCAGCTCGGGGTGGCTTCAGACCAATGGAACCTGGACTGGATCTTTCAACCTCCAGACCGGGCCGAATGACGATGGCACGTGGTCGAACTTCACCGACGCCTCGGGCAATGTGATCACGTTCACCGGCAATGCCAACTGTCCGCTGAACAACGGCATTGCCATGAACATGCGGGTGAACTGGACGCGCACCACCGGCACCATCACCATCAATGTGACCGGCAATCGCTGATGTATGGCTGGCTTGTCCTTACGGAGACCCAGAAGGACGCGGCAACGGCTCTCGGTGCTAGTTCTCAGCAGATCAAGATAGGCGAGAATGCCGGCTTGTGGGCATGCCCCATCGATATCCTTGACGACCCAAAGTACGCGGAGTGGGCGCAAGGGCTTTCTTTCCTTCCGCTCCGCACTCTGAGCGCCACAGCGCTTTTCTCCTGAACCCTGAAACCCAGACCTGAAGCACAGGCCCGACCGGCCTGCTCAACATCCACGTCGAAAGGAAAATTGAAATGGCCGGACTTTACACTGCTGGCGTCCAGACTGACAGCCTCATCACCGGTAGCGAGCACGTCGCTCTCGATACCTTCCTCCCGAGCGGCCAGAACCCGCAGACCGCCAAGCTCTCGCTTGTGCGTCTGGCGATGGCCGTCACCTATCTCTCCAACAACGCGAGCACGGCAGGCGTCTCCGGCACCCGCTATTATGTCGATACCTCGGTCGGCACCGATGGCACGGTCGTCACGGGCATTCGCGCTCTGATCGGCGCCACAGGCGGCACGGACAAGTTCATCTTCGAGCTGCATGATAGCGCCGGCAACCTCGTTGCCACCACGGCTACCGCTGGCGTCACTGTCGGCACCGCTGGCACCTGGCAGGCAATCCCGTTCACGGCCCCTGTGACGGTCAATGCCGGTGTCTACTTCATCGTCGTGCAGCTCAATGGCACCACGGCCCGCTTTGCTGCCTACAACGCCCCAGTCACCCCGCTGCTCACCGGCTCGGCAACCGGCACGTTCGGCACTGGCGCCGCGATCACCCCGCCGACCACCTACACGGCCGGCGTTGGCCCTGTGGCGATGCTGTACTGAGGACTGATCAGACGATGGACTGCGCTAGGCCATTTGCCGTGTTGAGATGGCCCGGCGCAGTTCCGATATTTCGCAAGTGCGAAGCCTGTGACGGCAAGGGCTCAAAGATGCTCAACCCCGGCACCGAGACCATTACCAACCGAGACGGTTCGGTGGCCTATACAATTCTCACAGGTCACATCATCCTCTGCTCTCGGTGTAGAAGTGGGTATCTCACGCGATATGGGATGCGCGGCAAGAGCTTCACGCCAATGGTATCCCGTAGCAAATCGGTATGGGAACGTCTCTATGCCCGCCGGTAGGCCTAGCGTCTATGATCCCTCCTATTGCGATGATGTCATTGCGCTCGGGAAGGCAGGCAAAAGCCTTGCACAGATGGCGTCACACTTCGATGTGTCGCGGCAGACAATCGACAATTGGGCCGCGGCACATCCTGAATTTCTAGAAGCGTTAACGCGAGCGAAGGCCCATTGCCAAGCCTGGTGGGAAGATCAAGGCCAGCTTGGCATGATTGCACCTGGCTTTAACGCTGCGGTTTGGAAGAAGTCTGTCGAGGCGCGCTTCCGAGACGACTACACCGAGCGTCAAGAGATCACTGGCGCCCAAGGCGGCCCGATCAGGACCGACAACCGCTTCGAGATAGTGCTCGTTCCGCCAGACAAGGGCGATGCGGGCTGAGTTCCCTGAGCGGCTGGCGTTTCTCTTCCAGCCCAAACGATACAAGGTAGCATGGGGAGGGCGCGGCTCGGCCAAGTCATGGTCGATAGCAAGGGCGCTTCTCATCATCGCCGCGCAGAAGACAAAGCGCATCCTTTGCGCTCGTGAGTTTCAAAACTCCATCCAGGATTCGGTTCACAAGCTGCTTGCCGAGCAGATCAAGCTTTTGGGGATGGAGGATCAATACGTCGTCCAAAAGACGACAATCGTTCACCGGGTTACCGGCAGCGAGTTCATATTCTACGGGCTCCGTCACAACATCGACAGCCTGAAATCCATGGAAGGCATCGACATTGCGTGGGTCGAAGAGGCTCACACGGTCTCGGGGTCTTCGTGGGATAAGCTAATCCCAACGATCCGCAAAGCAGGGTCAGAGATTTGGGTGAGCTTCAACCCGGAATTAGAGACTGACGAGACCTACAAGCGTTTCGTTCTTGATCCACCCACGGAATCGATCGTTGAGAAAATCAACTGGCGCGATAATCCATGGCTCAGCGATGAACTTCGTCAGGAGAAAGACGACCTAAAGGCCAAAGATGTCGATGCCTATCTCAATGTCTGGGAGGGCAATTGCCGTCAATGGCTGGACGCGGCGGTTTACGCCAATGAACTTCGGGATATGGAAGCGCAGGACCGCTTCTGCCCGGTTCCCTATCGGGTAGGTCTTCCGGTCAGCGTCTTCTGCGATCTGGGCTATGCCGACTTCACGTCGCTGTGGTTCGTCCAGAAAGTTGGGATGAACTACCATGTCATTGATTTTCATCAAGATCAGTTCCAATTCTGGCCGCATTATCTGAAGCTGTTGCAGTCAAAGCAGTATTACTATGATCGAATCTGGTTGCCACATGATGGCGACAAGAAGGATGTTAGCCAGGTCGAGAAAGATCGAACTGTAGAGGGTCAGACTCGCGCCGCTGGGTATAAAGTTGAACAGGTGCCGAACATTACGATAGCCGCAGGCATCAACGCGGTCCGCACGATCTTCCCGGCGTTGTATTTCGACAAAGGAAACTGCGCCGAAGGCATCAATCAGCTCAGGCGCTATCGGTACAGCATACGAAACGCTGGAAGCGCTGAGCAATCGCATTCACGTGAGCCAGTCCACGATGACGCCAGCCACGCGGCTGATGCGCTCCGCTATCTCGCGGTAGGGTTCAAGGAAGGCGCCAAAGAGCGCAAATCCAAGCTGCCGCCGCCACGCACCTCATCAGTCTCGGGAATGTCGCAAGGTTGGATGAGATGATGAGCAAAAAGACTGAAGACAGCGACATCCTCCAGGAAGCCAAGAAGCGCTTCCAGGCATGCGAGGACTGGGAAGCCGACTTTCGCAAGCGCTTTGTCGAGGATCTGAAATTCGCCAATGCTGATCCTGAGAACGGCTGGCAGTGGGATCAGGTTCTCCAGCAGAACCGCACCGACAAGCGCAAGCCGTGCCTGACGATCAACAAGACGCGCCAGCACAACCTTCAGATCATCAACGACGCGAAGCAGAACAAGCCCGGCGTGAACATCCGGCCGGTTGGTGATGGCGCAACCTACGAGGCGGCTCAGGTGTTCGAGGGCGTCGTCCGCCATATCGAATACCAGTCCAACGCGGAGCAGGCTTACGATACCGCGACGACCTTCCAGGTTGAAGGTGGCATCGGCTACTGGCGCGTGATCACGGATTATGTATCCCCTGACACATTTGATCAGGAAATCTATATCAGGCGCATCAAGAACCCGGATACAGTCTACCTCGACCCGGATATCTCGGAAGCGGATGGTTCGGATGCTCGTTTCGGCTTTATTTTCGAGGACATGAGCCGCGATAGGTTCGAGGCGGAATATCCAGACTTCAAGGGCGATGCCGATCTCGACGTGATCGGGAAGGGCGATTCCTGGTGCGCGAAGGACAGCGTTCGCATCGCTGAATATTATCGCCGGGAGCAGAAGGCGGACAAGCTCGTCGCCTTTGTCGATCCGATGACGCAGCAACAGGTCATCATCCGCAAGAGCGTGATGGATGACAACCAGAAGGCGATGTATGAACTGGTGAAGGCTGATCCGAGCACCAACGAGCGCAGCGTCCTCACGGACGAGGTGCAGTGGTTCAAGATCGCCGGCAACAAGATCATCGACCGTCGCGTCTGGCCTGGAAAATTTGTCCCCATCGTCCGCGTGATCGGCGAAGAGACCGTCATCGAAGGCAAGATGGACCGCAAGGGCCATACCCGCGCGCTGAAAGATGCGCAGCGCATGTACAACTACTGGACCAGCGAGGGCACCGCACAGGTCGCCCTACAGACGCAGACGCCGTATATCGCCGCCGTGGAGGCCACCGAGGGCGTAGAGACATATTGGGCCAAGTCCAACCTCGATGATGCGGCCTATCTGCCCTACAACGCCTATTCCGAGGATGGGACGAGGAGCATTCCTCCTCCGCAGCGCACGCAGCCGCCGCAGATGGCATCCGCCTATATCGACGGCATGCGCATTTGCGAAAACCAGTTGATGATGGCCTCTGGCCAGTATCAGAGCCAGTTCGGCCAGAACGAGAATGCGACCTCGGGCAAGGCCATCAACGAGCGCCAGCGCCAGGGTGACAACGCCACTTATCACTACATCGACAATCTGGCGATCGGCATCAAGTACACGGGCAAGATCCTCATCGACCTGATCCCGAAGATTTACGACACCCCGCGCGTCATCCGCATCCTGGCCAAGGATGGGACGGAAGGCGCAGTACAGATCGATCCGAACGCGCAGCAAGCTCACCAGCCGACGCAAGACCCGAACCAGGAAGCCGAGAGCCAGATCGTTTCCGCCATCTTCAATCCGAATGTCGGCCGCTACGAGATCGAGAGCGACACCGGACCGGGTTATGCCACTCGCAGGCAGGAAGCGTTCAACGCGATGACGCAGATCGCATCGCAGGATAAAGGCTTCCTCGAAAAGGCTGGTGACCTGTACTGGAAGGCAGCCGATTTCCCGATGGCCGATGAGTTGGCCGAGCGTTACGCAAATGCGATCCCGGCCGCGATCAAGGGCAAAGGGCCGCCGCCGGAGGTCCAGCAGCTTCAAGGTCAATTGCAGCAGTCGCAGGACGCGATCGTCAAGCTTCAGAAACAGTTGGACGAGAAGGATCGCGAGATCAACATCCGCGCCTATGAGGCGGAATCGAAACGCATCACGGCAATCGGCAACTCGGGTCCAGCCATCACGACGGAGCAGATACAGCCCCTCATCCGTCAAGCGTTGGTCGATATGCTCACGGGGGGCTCGCCAGAGGGCACCAGCGCTCAGGGGCAGCAGATGCCGGCAGAACAGCCGCAAGCGCCTCAGCAGCCGCCTATGGGCCAGCCTATGCCCGATCAGACAGGGATGCAGCAGTGACAGCCACACTTCGCAGCTTCAAGCGAGATGCGGACTACCAAGCGTATCTCAAGGCCATGTCTACGTTGGGCGAGGAGCGGCAGCGTTCGCTAGCCGAACTTGAGGAAGAAAACGCCCATCTCAAGCAGATGGCGTGCCGGTATTACATCCTGCGGGATGCCATCAATTGGCATATTGCCAATCGCAAGCGAGTGCCGGCGCAGATCAAGGCCATCTTTGCAGCCCAGATGAAGGAAATTGACGCGGAGTTGGCGCAGTGAACATCAACATCCGCGCTGGCGACGTGCCGGTTCTCATTCGCAAGACCGCAGAGGAAATCGCCGGCTGCTTCTACGAGATGTCCCGGACCGAGCGGTTTCGCATTCAGGCGGGAACGCAGCGGCAGTTTATCAAGCGGCACTGGAAGGATCATCTCGGCCATGCGTTGGAAAGCCTGTCGGGTGTGCTGGCGATGCCGGGCTTTCCCGATGAGGAGAAGGCCAAGATCTACGACGCGATCACCGAGTTTCACGACCGGGCAAACCCAGGCACTCCCCGCAATCTTTCACTCAGGAACTGGCAATAAGACGAACGCCGCTCTGGAGCGCCTCGTGCTGCAAAATCTGATCGATCGTTTCGTTAGCTGGTACTACACCCGGCGCCTGTGGGGAGAGCGCTGTCCCGACTATTCGCAGGGTTGCCACTGTTGCGATCGCTGGCGCAGCCACGACGAAATGTTCAACGAACACATCGAATACCCGCCCCTGAAGACTGAAGACGAACTTCAGGCTTGGTGGGATGACCCAGACGCGGAGCCGATAGTCCTAAATTTGAGAAAGGCCTGACCAAATGAGCAAGATCGCATACAAGCCTGCCAAGAAGGACAAGGACGACAAGAAGCCCATGAAGGGCGGCAAGGGCGCCTGCGGGAAGGCGAAATGACTGAGCTGCTGCTTGCCGACCACATCAGCGTCCACGCGCAACTGCGGGCTTCCTACGAGGCTTTGCGGGGCCTTGTGAAGGACGAGACGGCCCCCAAGCAGCGATATGCGCTGGACATCCCCATGATGCCCTGCTGCAAATGCGAGAAGGAGAAGTGATGGCTACGAAATCCTATTCTCCCAAGGCTGCCGCTAAGGGCCGCGATCTGGGTAAACCCGGCAAACAGTTTGCGAAGATCGAGAAGTCAGCCGCCAAGGAATATGGTTCCAAGGCTGCCGGCGAGCGCGTTGCGGGCGCCGTCCTCGGCAAACTGCGGGCTAAGAAGGGCAAGTGATGAGAGATAAGCGCGAATGGCAGGGCGTTCGATACTACGAGCAACAGGCCGAGCGCGATGAAGCTATCGCCATAGTCCTGGCAATTTTCCTTTCCGTGGCCGCCGTTGCCGCTGCGGTGTGGTTGTTCTCAATTCTCTAATCCCGACACGGCGGGTAACCCGTGGCACGTACCGGCGCGTTACACCGGGCTATCGAAACATGGTGAAAACCTTGGACCCCAACGAACTGGACCCCACACAGGGGGAGCCGGAAGGCGAAACTGTGCTCGATCCGGGCAATGAAGCTCCTGAACCGGAACAGGAAACCGAACTAGCAGAACAGCCCGAAGGCGGGGAACAGCCGGAAACCCCGGAAGAGCCCAAGCCCGAGGAGCAGCCCAAGCCGGAGAAGAAGAAAACCCCGTGGGAACTTCGCCGGATCAACGAAGAGACCAACAAACGCCGTGAGGCTGAAAAACGCCTTGCCGAAGCCGAGGCGGAACTGAAGCGCCTGCGTGCGCCCAAGCCGGTGGAAACGTCGGAAGAGCCCGAGCGGCTGGACGTTGAAGCCATCCGCGCCCAGGAACGCGACCGCATTCGCTTGGAAGAAGCCGGCAAGATCGAAGCTGAGCGCTTCAATGCCGCCTGTAACCAGACCTATGAAAAGGGTGTGGCTGCATTCGGCGCCGACTTCGACAACGCCACGGCAACTCTTAGCCAGGCTCTCGGCGACGAGATGCAGAAGCGCCCCGAGTTCCTACAGGCAATAACCGAATTGGATAACGGCCATCAGGTCTACTACGAGCTGAGCCGCAATCCCGAAGAAGCCGAGCGCCTGTTGAGGATGCCTCCGGTCAAGATGGCACTGGAGATAGCCAAGATGAGCGCGAACGTCACCAAGCCTGCCCCCAAGCCGATTTCAAAGGCTCCCGCACCCGTCGCACCTGTCGGCGGCGCTGCCAAGCCCACGATCCGGCTGGAGGACGACATTCCGATGGATCAATGGGCGGATAAGTACCTCCGCGAGTTGAAGAGCAAGATGTAGGCAAGTCTGAACTGAGCGACCGGAAGCTATAGTCCGGGTTCCTCGCCTACCGGGGCGTTAAGCCGGGTTCATGTCCCGTCAATCGCGGTCACGGGCACCGCATCACCGGCAGTTTGAAAGGCTGCCTCCCCTCAGCATTTGCCCGAAAGGACCATCTCGATGGCCAATACGATCCTTACGATCGACATGATCACCCGCGCCGCTGTTTCGCTCTTCAAGAACAGCAACATGTTCATCAAGAACCTCAACACGCAGTACGACGATAACTTCGCCATCGACGGCGCGAAGATCGGCGACTCCCTGCGTATCCGCCTGCCGAACGACTTCACCGTCCGTCACGGCGCCGCGCTGTCCGCTCAGGACACCTCGGAAAAGTTCACCTCGCTGAAGCTCCAGACGCAGTCTGGTGTGGACGTTGCCTTCTCGACCGCCGAGCGTGCCCTGAAGATCGACGACTACTCCACCCGCGTCCTCATGCCCATGATGAACAACCTCGCTGGCGACATCGCGGCTGACATCATGAGCGGCGCTGACGGCGGCGTGTGCAACTACGTCTCGAACGTGGATGGCTCGAACAACGTCATCTCGCCGAACGCTGCAACGATCCTCCAGGCCCAGGCGTCGCTCAACGACAACTCGGCCCCGATGCAGCCCGGCCGCAAGCTGGTTGAAGACCCGTGGACGGAAGCCAACGTTGTGGCTACCCTCTCCGGCCTGTTCAACCCGTCGCAGGCGATCTCGGAGCAGTATCGCAGCGGCCAGATGAAGAACGCCCTCGGGTTCGACTTCTTCATGGACCAGACGGTCATCAAGCACACGACCGGCTCGTACGACTCCGCTTCGGGCACGATCAACGGCGCCGGCCAGACCGGTTCCACGATCACCGTTGCGGCGATCACCGGCACGCTGAACAAGGGCGACATCATCACCATCGACGGTGTGTATGGCGTCAACTACGTGTTCAAGAAGACCACCGGCAAGCTGCGTCAGTTCGTCGTGACGGCGAACGTGGCTTCGGGCGCGACCTCGATCCCGATCTACCCGGCCATCGTTCCCCCGAACGCCGGCCAGGCTGTGCAGTACCAGACGGTCACGGCGTCCCCGGCCAACTCGGCCGTCGTGCGCCTCGCCAGCAAGGCATCGGAAACGTATCGCAAGAACCTTGCCTACGCTCCGGAAGCCGTCACGCTGGCCACCGCCGACCTGGTGCTGCCGAAGGGCGTCCACGAGGCTGCCCGTCGCAACTACGACGGCATCTCGATGCGCATGATCACCGACTACGTGATCGGCACTGACCAGCTCGCGACACGTTTGGACGTGATCTACGGCTACCTCTTCGTTCGCCCCGAATGGCTGTGCATCGTGGCCGACAAGATCTGATGAAACGGAACGGGGCGGCTTTCGGGTCGCCCCATTTCTACATGCGCTACCCACTTCTTCGCTACCACAATCTGACCGGACAACAGCGGCTCGTCCTGAGCTCTGAGGAAGAGGCAGAGCTAGGCCCCGAATGGGGTAACGCTCAGACCGATGTCCGCTATCCTGCGAATCCCGCGCCGATCATCGAGACGCGCAAATCCCCGCCTATCTTCTCCATCGAAATCCCGGAAGCCAAATGACGCATCAGATGTATCCCATGGCGGTCTACTCGCCCGAGGGGCAGATGTTCATCGTCGAGAACGACGAAGAGCGCACCGCCATAGTGGCTCAATGGGAAGTGGCGCCCGAGGCTGGCGACGCTGAGACGCCGGACGAAATCATCAAGCGCGGCCCAGGCAGACCTCGGAAAAATCCATGACCACAGCGCTCGACCTCATCACCGGAGCCATGGACGACGCCGGCATTATCGGCGTTGGCCAGACCCCGCTGGCTGAGGACACCAATAAGGCCCTGACGCGTCTTAATGCGATGATCGCGCAATGGTCGCGCCGTCGCTGGCTGGTCTATCATCTGGTCGATGTCGTGTTCACCGGAACGGGCGCGCTTTCCTATTCGATCGGCCCTGGAGGCGATATCAACGCTAATCGCCCGGACAGGATCGAATCAGGCTATTTTCGCCAGCTTGCCGGCGTTCCCGGAAACAATGTCGATTATCCTCTGTACGTCCTCCAGTCGCGTGAGGACTACAATCAGATCATCCTGAAGACCATGACCTCGGTCCCGGCCTATGTCTTCTACGATTCCGCCTTCCCGCTGGGCAACATCTACATCTGGCCGGTTCCGAACCAGACCTATGAGATGCATCTGTCGGTAAAGCCAGCACTGCAAAGCTTCCCGACACTTGATACCGCGTTCAATCTCCCGCCCGAGTACGAGGAGTGCATCCGGCTCAATCTGGCGGTTCGGCTTCGCGTGGCCTACCAGCTCGGTCCAGATGCCGGTCTGATCGGACTGGCCAAGGTTGCGCTCAACACCATCAAGAACACCAACGCGCAGATCCCGCTGCTTCAGATGCCCGGTGACCTCGTGCGCGGCGGCGGCACCTACAACATTTTTGCTGATAGCACTTACTAATGCGCGTTCCTCTCCTCGGCGGCGCATATCAGGCTCGTAACCTCATTGCAGGCGCGCAGCGCTGTGTCAATTTGTACCCAGAGCTGAATCCTGCCGAAGGATCGCCGCCGGTCCCCGTCACGCACTATCTGACGCCCGGCCTTCGCCAAGTCTCCCAGGCGCCGATTGTGGGCCGCTACAGGGCACTTTACCGCGCTACCAACGGCGACCTCTACGCGGTCATCAACTCGTCAGTCTACTACATCTCTGCCGATTATGTATGGACCCTTTTGGGCTCAATCACCTTCGGCACCAACACCGTTAATCTCTCCGATAACGGCCTGGTCATTGTCATCGTTGACGGCACGGCGACCGGCTATGCAATCGACATGGCGACGCGGGCATTCGGGACGATCACCGACCCATCGTTCTATGGTGCCACCAGCGTCGATTATCTCGACACCTATTTCATCTTCAACCGCCCGAACACCGCGCAGTTCTACATTTCCCTGTCACTCGTGACCTTCAACATGCTGACGGGGACGCACGGAGCTATCTTTCAGGGTTCGATCGTCAAAGGCGGGGCCGGATACACAGACGGAACCTACACGAATGTTCCGCTTGCCGGTGGAACGGGAACCGGCGCGACGGCAAACCTGACGGTATCCGGCGGCGTCATCACCGTGGCGACCATCAACAATGCCGGCACGGGCTACGCCAACAACGACACGCTTACTATCACTTCGACCACTCCGGGAACACCGGGGGCCATCCAGTCCGGCTCGATCGCTACGGCTGGCTCTTCCTACACGAACGGCACCTATACCGCCGTTCCATTAACAGGGGGCACGGGCACAGGCGCGCAGGCGACCATCGTCATTGCCGGCGGCGTTGTGACCACGGTCACGATTACCGCCAAAGGCTCTGGGTATGTCAAGAACGACACGCTGTCCTGCGCTGCGTCGTCTGTCGGCGGCACCGGTTCCGGTTTCTCATGGCTCGTGACACTGGTCACCGGAGGGTTTGTCTACACGGTCGATTTTGTCCATGGCTACGCCTTCGACCCGCTCGACATCGCGGGCAAAACAGGCGCGGCCGACAATATCCAATGCCTCGCCGCAATCCATGGTGAATTGTGGCTGGTCGGCGAACTGACATCCGAGATCTGGGCCAATACCGGGGCGGCAGATTTCACATTCGGGCGGATCCAGGGCGCGTTCATCAATCACGGCTGCGTCGCCCCATATTCTCTTTCGCAGCAGGACGTTTCGCTGTTCTGGCTCACCCAGGACAGGCAGGGCAATGCAATCGTGGCGATGAGTTCCGGCTATGCCGTAGAGCGCGTCTCCACCCATGCCATCGAGCAGGAATTCCAGTCCTACTCCAAGATTGACGATGCGATCGGCTATTGCCACCAGATCGAGGGGCACGCCTTCTATATCCTGACCTTCCCGACCGCGAACAAGACATGGGCCTACGAACTTTCCACCAAACAATGGCATGAACGCGGCTCGCTGGACGGCAACGGCATCCTGAACCGCCATCGGGGAAACGCCTTCGCTTTCGCCTATGGCGAGGGTCATGTCGGCGATTTCCAGAACGGCGCGCTCTACGTCTTTGACCAGGATTATTATTTTGACGGCACGACCCCGATCCCGAGGATCAGGACGTTCCCGCACCTCGTAGGTGAAGACAGTAACCGCGTCGAATACATCCGTTTCGTGGCGGACATGGAGGTTGGTCAATCGCTTGGAACGACCCTTGATGATCCGCCCAAAATATCTCTTCGCTGGAGCGACAACCGGGGTGCAACATATGGCAACCCTGTTCTCAGGTCGATGGGAGCCACTGGCCAATACCTGATTTCGCCTCAATGGCGAAAACTTGGAATGGCCCGCGATCGCGTGTTTGAGATATCCTGGTCTGAGGCCGTCCGCACAGCTTTGAACGGCGCCTGGATTGAAATCAGGAAATCGGCTTCCTGATGGCTACCGATAAATCCCAACCGGGCACGCCGATAGTCCCATCGTCCGGCGAGCCGATCGTCGTCAACGGGAATTACGTCGCTCCGGTATGGATGCGGTTCTTCAATAATCTCGTCTCGACCGCCGGGGGATTGCCGGGGCAGATCGGCGTCACGGTCCAACCCTATGACCCGCAGCTTTCATCGCTGATCCGGCAAAACAGCCAGAGCGCTGATTACACCCTCGCGCTGACAGACAGCGCCAAGCATATCTACCACCCACCGTCAGACACGGTGGCGAGGACATGGACCATCCCGGCCAATTCGGCGGTGCCTTTCGAGATTGGGACGGCAGTCACCTTCGATAACGATATTGGGGCTGGCGCAATCACGATAAAAATAACGGATGATGTGCTTGTCCTGGTTGGTGCATCGGGCTTGACTGGGGTGCGCACATTGGCTCCTGGCGGTCAGGCGACGGCGCTCAAGGTTGCGGCAACCCGCTGGCGGATTAACGGGACTGGGATCAGCTAGATGCCATCTGTGATGCAGCAGATGCTTTTGGTGAACGGGATTCCGTTTCCGGCGACGATCGCCTTTCAGTCGCTAATTATACATCCAAATGAGGCGCAGACAGTTACCTTCACAGGCGTTGGCATCGGCGACGTTGCCGCCGATCGATACGTCTTTCTGGCGATTCCTTATCTGAATGGAAATAACTCAAACTATTCAATCGTCTCTGTGACAATCGGCGGTGTTCCCGCAACAATCTACGCGCAGCCATTCAATATCAGCGATTTCAAACGTGGCGGCTGCGCCCTGGTATCGGCGCTCGTACCAACAGGAACTACCGCTGACGTGGTGATCACATGGGAGGCTGGCGCGCCATACTATAGACCGTGGATCGGCGTCTATCGTGTGACCGGTTTACAGTCCGCCACCCCTTATGATCTCGTGGTGGAGACCAATGGGACTTATAGTTATCCAAGGACTAAAAGTCTTAACGTCCCCAAGGATGGTTTGGCCATTGCGTCCTGTTACATCAACCCCAATGATTCAGCAACGCTGACGGGGATATCGCAAGATTACTTGATAGCGCCTATCACGAACGCCAGCATAGTCGGTGGCGGCAACACCATAAGTTCGACAACCTCGATATCAGTGACGATAGGCGCCCCGAGTGGCGGCGTTGTGGCTTATCCGGCCCTTGTCATGGCGTCGTTTCGATAGGAACCTCATGAAGTATTTTCAGCAGCTTGCGGCGGGCATCAACGTCACGCCGCTCCTCAATGCGTTACAGCGCCAGCCCGAGCTTTGGAACCAGCACCCGATCAGGACGAAGCATCCCGGCACTGCACATGCGGATGTGAGCGACATCTTGCTGAGATTCAATGATTACTCCGAATTTGAGCGCACTGGCGACCCGACCACGGTAACCGACGACAAGGAGTGCATCGCGTTTCCGGCTTGGGAGAAGCTACCGCAGATCAGCCCTATCATCTTCGATCTGATGCGCACGGTGGAGGCGACGAGGCTCGGTCGTGTCATCATCACGAAACTACCGCCGGGCAAGACCATCACCCCGCATGTCGATGGCGGGGCGCCGGCAACCTATTATGAACGTTATCAGCTCGCCCTCCAGAGCCTTCCTGGCGCCTTGTTCCGTATCGGCGAGGAGACGGTGAATTTCCGCTCAGGCGACATGTGGTGGATACAGAATAATATAGTCCACAGTGTTGAAAACAACTCGGCAGATGATAGGATAGTGGCAATAATCGATCTTAGGTGTTCGTAAATATGCAAAAGAAGCGTTTGCGGTCCATATGGACGGATATGTGGCGTAGGTGCACGCAACCGCATAGGAAGTGCTACAAAAAATATGGAGGCAGGGGAATTTCTGTATGCGACGAATGGGCGGATTTGAATTGCTTTATTGAATGGGCAGTTAATAACGGCTACCAGCCCGATCTGACCTTGGACAGACGTGACAATGATGGAAATTATGACCCTGGCAACTGTCGGTGGGTGACAGTTAAGGATCAAGATCGGAATCGATCCAACAATGTCAAAATCACTCACAATGGGATCACACATTGTCTATCAGAATGGGCGGAGATCGCCGGCATAACGCCGGCAGCGCTATGGATGCGCATTAATCGGCATGGATGGGCTTTTGAGAGGGCGATTTCCCAAAGTGGGCCTAACAATCGGACTGGTCTTAAGGGGGTTTCTCAGCCTGTTAACTGCCGAGGAAAGCCATTCCGCGCCTATATAACCAAAGATGGGAAGCGAAAACATCTAGGCTGCTTTTGGACAAAAGAGGAAGCAAGCGCTGCTGTTGTCGCGGCAAGAGAGGCGGCATGATTACCGCCCAAATAGAACCCCTTGACGCCGAAACGCTCAACGAGGCCAAGCCGCTACTTCCGAACCATTACGATGAGCTTTCTGAGCACAAGCAGGCCGGCATCCCGCTCGATCCTCAGTTCGATCTCTATCTTGCCCGTTCTGCCGCCGGCCAGGTCATCTATGTGACGCTCAGGGAGCGCGGCGCCCTTATCGGGTATCTCGTGTCATTCGTGGCGCCGGGAATGCACTATCAAGGCTGCCTGACGGCCACGACGGACATTTTCTACGTCACGCCGGATCTTCGGGGTCTCCACGGCGGCGCGCTGCTCTTCGATGCGTGGAAAAAGGAATGCGCCCGTCGCGGCGTCAAGCTGATGCAGATCGGCATCAAGACCCGCCATGCGAAATATGCCGGGCCCTTGCTTGAGGCGGCGGGTTTCCAGGCCACGGAACTGATGTTCTGGCAATTCTTGGACAAGGAATAAAACCAATGGTTGCAACAGCCATCATCGGGAGCGCTGTGGTTGGTGCTGGCGCATCCATCATGGGCGCCAATGCTCAAGCAGATGCAACCAAAAGCGCATCCGCCCAGCAGATGGCCATGTACCAGCAGACCCGAAAGGATTTGCAGCCATACCAGCAGTTCGGTCAGGTCGGCGCCAATATGCTTCAGGGCCAGCTTCCAAGCCTCACTGCGCCAATCACGATGGACGAGGCGACCCTTCGCAATACGCCCGGCTACCAGTTCAATCTCAACCAGGGCTTGAAGTCAGTGCAGAATGGCGCGGCGGCGAGGGGACTTGGCGTTTCCGGCGCAGCCATGAAGGGTGCAGCTTCCTACGCTACCGGTCTGGCCGATTCGACCTATCAGAATCAATTTGCGAACGCCGTCACGAACCAAACGAACGCCTACAACCGCCTGATGGGCGTTGCCCAGCTTGGTGAGAACGCGGCGGCTCAGACGGGAGCCTACGGCACGCAGACGGCAAGCCAGATTGGTCAGAATACGATCGCTGGCGGCACGGCGACCGCTGCTGGATACCTTGGCGCGGCCAATTCTTTGAATAATGGCGTCAACAATTACCTTGGCTACAACGCTTTGACGCATGGCCTATATTCCGGGAATCAGTTCCCGGCAGCTCCGACATATTGATGCGAGTGTTGATCAATGGCTGATATCGATACGAGCTTCTACCCGCGCGCGCAGCAGATCAACCCTCTTGAGATAGCCAATCAGGCTGCGCAGTACCGCAATATGTTGGTACAAAATCAGCGCCAGCAAGTCGGGCTATCCCAGGACAAGGTGAATTTTGCCCATCAGCAGTACGGACAGCTCTCGCAGTTCCTTGGCTCGCTTGCTCAGGATCCGCGCATGGCCACTGATCAGGGCCCGGCGCTTCTTCATCAGGCGACGCAACAGGCCGTGCAGCAGGGCTGGATTACCCCCGATATCGCCAATGTCGAATTGGCTAACATGCCGACTGACCCGACACAGATCCCTCAGTACCTCCAAAGCCTGAACACCCGTGTTCAGGATGCCGCCGGGCAGTTTGCGAAAATCTACGGCGAGCCGTCCACGATCAACAATGGCAATACGATTGTTCCCGTCACGGCAAGCCCCTTGACGGGCATCCGTCGCATCGGCGCCGATATTCCGGTCCAGACCTCGCCATCCGAGCGCCTGACGCTTGTCCCCGGCACGAATGCGCAGGGCCAACCAACCGTTACGCCGGCTGGTGTCATTGCGCAGCAGGCCGGCATGAACCCGCTCACGGGCGTTCCCGCAACGGCTCCCAACCAGCCCGTCAATCAGCTTCAGCCATATCCGCAGGGGCAGGCGCCGGTTCCGGCTGCTCAGGGCGGTAGCGTTGTCACTGGCGTATCTCCGGGTGCGCTGGAGGCCAATAAGGCAACTGGTACGGCGAGCGGCCAGCAATTGGCGGCCGACACTGCCCAAGAGGCTAATTTCCAGTCGGATATCTTGCCTCTCCAGAAAGCCAGGGACGCACTTATTTCCTTGGGGACGACAGGCACCGGTCCAGGGACGGAGCAGATCAACGAAATCAAATCGTTTGCTCAGTCTATGGGGTTGGGAACGCTCGCCGGCATCGACCCCGACAAGATCAAGAATTTCGATGAGGCCAAGAAGTACCTGACGCAATATGCTTCGCAGGCCGGGAGCCCTAACACCAACGACAAACTGGCGGCGGCCTTTGCCGGGAACCCAAGTGTCGGCATTTCCAATGCGGCATCGGTCGATGTGCTCAAAACCGCCATGTCGTTGCGCCGAATGCAGAATGCCAAAGTGCGCGCTTTCCAGGCTTCTGGAGAACAGCCGAGCGTCTACAACCAATGGGCCGCGAAATTCAATTCGAGCCAAGATCCGATCGCCTATGGCTTCGACATGATGTCGCCAGAGCAGCGCAAGAAGTATGTCAGCGGCCTTTCGCCGGCTGAACGGCAGAAATTCGTCGGTTCGCTCCAGACGGCCACGCAGCTCGGTCTTGTGACGCCTCCGCAAGCTTCAGCGCCTAGTGGGAACTGATCAATGGATCTGATTGCGGCATTGAGCGATCCAGCGCTGCGGGCAAGCCTGCCGGCTGGAATGCGCAATAACAATCCCGGTAACATCAAATACGTGGGGCAGCGCGTACCGGGGATTGTTGGTCCGTCAGAAAACACCGATCAGGGCGACCCCCAAGCAGTGTTTGACACGCCCGAAAGCGGCTTCCGAGCAATGTACGGTCTGCTCGCCAAGAAATATGCCGGCGGCAAAATTACGGCGAACGACATCATTGCCGGGAAAGGTGGGTGGACGCCTGGGAATTACCAAGCGGCGGCGAATGTTGCCCGCGCCGCCGGCATCAGACCTGATCAAGACATCAATTTCAATGACCCGCAGATGGCCGCTCGATTTATGCGGGGCCTCGTTCTACAGGAACACGGCAAAGCGAGCGATCTATACCCAGACTCCATGATCGTCTCGGCGATCAGCGGGGAGCCTACTCGCTCGCCAGCGGTGGCGGCTGTAAACAATCTGGCCGAAGGCAATCCCGTCCCGCGACTTCCGGTCCAGTCCGTCAACTTCGTCCCGCCTCCTTTCAGCCAGCAGCAGGGCAATTACACGCCGCTGATAGGCGATCAGCCCGCGCCGCAGTCTCAGGCTCCAGGGGCCATCGAACGCGCTCCTGCGCCTCCTGTAGTCGCGCCCGATGCCAACCAAGACCCGTTGAAGGCTTGGGGGATCGATGCGGAGCAGCCAGCGGCCGGGCAGCAGCAGCCCGCTGCGCCTGAACAGGATATACTCAAGGCGTGGGGCGTCGATCCTGGAGAGCCGACCCCGGCTGGAGATTTGGCGGGGTCTCAGAACGCGGCCCCGGCTGACACAACGTTCGGCCAGAAAGTCGGCAATGTGATCGATACAGCGGCGGAATATGCCGCTCCGGTCGCTGGATTTGTCAACAATGTCGGCCGCCAGATCGCTACTGGTGTTCCGGTAATCGGTGGCGCGCTTAATAAAGCCGATGCGGCCACGAATGCGCTGATCGCTCCCGTCCTCAATCCGCTTTTCTCGAAAGAGAACCAGCTTCAGGGCGACACGTTCGGTGAGCGCTATCGTAACTCGCTGGCGATACAGAACGGACAGGATCAGCAGTTTCAATCCGACCATCCGATCATTTCGACCGGCGCGCAGATAGCTGGGGGCATCGGAGCCTTGGGCGGTGCTGCGTCTGCCATACCGGGGGCAGGAACCGCTCTCGGCTTGAGCGGCAATCTGGCTACCCGCACTGTCACTGGCGGTTTATCTGGTGCAGCCCTCGGTGGCGCCGATGCCGCTGTGCGTTCCGAAGGCGACCCAGATGCTATCAAAAATGGCGCCATAATTGGTGGCCTTGTGGGGGCGGCATCCCCCGGTGCAGGAAAGTTGCTTGGCGCGGCTGCCAACAAGCTCCTAGGGGGTACCGTTCCTGAACGCGTGGCGCAACTTGCTCAGCTCGCCCGGGACAAGTACGGCATCGACGTCGGGCCGGGACAACTTTCGACCAATCCAACGATCAGGTTTCTAGATAGTGTGGTGAACCGCCTTCCCATGAGCGGTGGAACTGCGGCGAAGGAAGCACAGCAGCAAGCGTTCAACAGCGCCGTCGCAAATTCCTTCGGTGAGACCGCGAAAGAGGTCACGCCCGAAGTGATCGATGCTGCGAAGGGGCGCATAGGAAAGGTCTTTGACAGCGTTGCCGAACGCACGCCCGCAATCAAGGCGGACGGCCAGTTCCAGGATGATATCCTGAACACCTTCAAGGAAGCGGAACAGACGCTCCAATCCTCGGAGATTGAGCCGCTGCGCAAGATGATGCTCGGCATCGTCCAGAAGTACAAGGAAGGCGGCAATTCGATCGACGGCGAGACCTACCAGGCATTGACCCGCAAGGGTGCCCCGCTTGACCGCCTGATGAACTCCAATGACCCGAACATCGCCTATTCCGCAGGCCAAATTCGCGATGCGCTAGATGGCACATTGGAGCGCAGCGCGCCGCCATCGGCACTGTCCGATCTGCGCACCGCACGTCAGCAGTGGAAAGCGCTGAAGACCGTTGAGCCATTGGCGGCCAAATCCGCCACGGGTGACATCTCGCCGGCCCTTCTGATGGGGCAGGCATCGAAATCCTATGGAACCGCTACATACGGGAAGGGGTCAGACCTTGTGGATCTTGCTCGCATCGGCCAGCAGTTCTTGAAGGAAGCCCCGTCAAGCGGTTCAGGCGAGCGCATCTTGCTCCATAATGCGTTGCTAGGCGGAGGGCTTGGAGGGGCGGGCGGCCTGGGAATAGCGGGGCTCGTCATGAATCCTTCTGCCATACCGATGGCGGCTCTCGCTACCGGAGCTGGCCTTGCGGGGTCAAGAATAGGCGGCGCGCTGCTCCGCAGCCCGTATCTCGCCAACAAGATGATTCAGAACAGCCTTGGAGGGCCTGGAGCCAACTATCTGTTGCGCGCCGTCCCGGAAGGGGTTGCGGTTCCTCAGGTCAACATCCGTCAGCCACTAGAACTCACTGTTAGGAAGCCGGTGCCTGGCCCTTAACCGGCAAATGCAGACCACCCAATAATCGTCAATAGAAAGACTGCGCACAATCCAAACCATAGGCGCAATCCAAACCTTAATGATCGATCGTAAAGGCTTTTATAAATACCGAAGACAAATATAGCCGCCATGCCGAGCCCGACAAACGTGGCAAAGAAGATATGTACGTACGAGGTGCGCGGCTCATCTCCGACATACCATATATAAAATCCCGCCGTCGCCAGTGGCAACATATACCACAGCGTTTGAGGTACGCTTTCTTTGGCGGTTGCCAACTCTTTCTTGTGAAACCGGTACGCTTGCAAAAACCAAAAAAACAAAACAATGCCAGCAGCAGCCACGGGCGGGTAAAGATGGACAATGGTCATTCAGCGGGGCCAATCATCCGGTTTTCCGCCAACCACCTGCGAAGAATTAGGCGCACCGCTTCAGGGCGTGTGATGCCACCTTCTTCGTCAACGAATTTGTCAACGGCGGCAAGCATGTCGGGCTGAAGGCGAACCATTATTGGTGTGCCTGGGGCAGGCGGTCTCTTTTTCGTGGTATCACGAGTTGACTTCGGCATTGGATGGTGATACCACGAAATAGTCGGGCCGGAAAGGTGGTAGCAACACCAATCCAGCCCTAACCGAAACGAACCTGTTAGGAGGTCCGCATGGCTGAATCACGTCTAGCACTTTGCGAGCCCGCTGTCGTCATGGACACCTTTGTTACAGGTGTTGGCGATGTCGAGGAAATAGCTCCAAACCTCTACCGAGTAACCTATTACGCGAAGCAGAAGGACGCCTACAGTGGCGAGCCCAGCTTTGTTGTCGTCGCGAAGTTCATCGCGACCTTCGAAACTCTCGTAGGAATGGCTTCGGCCACCGTCGAGCATCGCAAGATGACCAACGAAGAGCTTGGTCTGACGCCGCTCGGCACCATCAACTGAACTGAATACCGCCTCTGGCAGGGCGGTTTAAGGCGCGAAAACGGGATCTCCGAACTTCATCGGCCCCGGTTTCGCAATGCGAACCCGTGCGCGCCTCGGGCCTGCCAGGGCCGGGTGCCGATGGAGACTAAAATGGCAAAGGAAAACGTAGGTATCGAACTGCCAGCCCTTTCTATTGGGCTGATGGAGGTAACGTTGATCGGGGATAGCCCGCTCATCGTTCACGCTTGGTCGCACAAGTCCAAGCTGGAAATGCTCAGCAAACAGATGAAGAAGGCCAAGGGCGCTAAGGAGGCGAAAGACCCCAAGGCCGACTACGAAGCCTCGATGTATCGGCTTGCAGATGGCGGCTACGGCTTCCCCTCTGTTGCCTTCAAGGCGGCGGCTGTGACGGCGGGAACGTCTGTCGCGGGCCTAACCAAGGTCGCAGCACGCCAGGCATTCCACGTGCTTGGTGAAGATGCCGATATAAAGGGAGCGTTCGACGGCTCGGTTTCGCGCGTCAACCTCGCCAGAATTGTCGGTGAACCGCAGATGCGTGAAGACATGGTGCGCGTCGGCATGGGTACCGCCGATCTTCGATACCGCGCCGAGTTTCCGAAGTGGCACGCTAAGGTATTGGTCCGATACAACCAAGGTGTCTTGAGCGAAAGCCAAATCCTGAATTTGCTGAACACTGCCGGCTTTGCTGTTGGCGTTGGCGAGTGGCGACCGGAGAAGGATGGCGCCTACGGCATGTTCCATGTGGCGACCGAGGCGGAGGCGATTCAATGAAGATCGCCGGCTTCGAATTTGCAGAGGGCGCGCGCTTCCAGCCTGGCGCTCTCAAGGATGCCAACGTTGTTGGCAAGCACATCGAAATGCTGCGTAAGCAGTGCAAGGGCGAGCTGACGCCGAAGGACATCCTCGATGATGCCCGACACGACAATAGCCCGCTCCATAGCTTCTTCGAGTGGGACGACGGCGAGGCGGCGGAAGCTCATCGGCTCTCCCAGGCTCGCGGCCTGATCCGGTCTGTTGTGGCGATCTACACCAGCCCCGACAAGCCGGCAGTTCGACAGAAGGCTTACGTTCATATCGCAGAGCGCGGCGCTCCGCACTATCGCGAAGCCGGCCATGCGATGAGCCAAGCGAAGACGCGGCAGCTAGTGCTGCAAACAGCGTGGCGCGAATTGCAGGCGTGGAAGCAGCGCTACAAAGACCTAAAAGAGTTCTCGGACTTGTTCGACGTGATCGATGAGGTTGAGAAGCATATCGCATACAAGAACTGAGCGCGGAGCCGGATGCCCATCCGGCTGGCGAGGATCAAGGTAGGGCAGGCTAGTCCAGGTAAGTTCAGGTTTGGCAACGTAAGGCGCGGCAGGCAAGTCTAGGTACGGTTTGGCTGGCCAACGCGAGCCAAGGCGCGGCAGGCTAGGTTAGGCCAGCCGAGGTCAGGCATGTCGAGTTGAGGCGTGCCAAGGCAGGCATGGCTAGGTACGTCGGCGCACGGCGACGCATGTAACGGCGTGGCTGGCAAGTCGAGTTACGGCTAGGCCAGGCGAGGCGCGGCAAGTTCAGGAACGTCATCGCAACGCAAGGGAAGGGAGGTCTCCGGGCCTCCCTTTTTCTATATGGAGCATCCAACTAATGGCGACCATTCTCCCCCTAGCGGAAACGCAGTTCAACGACGCGCTCGGTGTGCCGCTGGCGGGTGGTAGCGTGTATTTTTATATGCCAAATACCACAACTCCGAAAGACACGTACATCGATGCAGCGCAGACCACTCCGAACTCCAACCCGGTCATTCTGGATTCCGCCGGTCGGGCCATCATCTTCGGGTCGGGGGCGTATCGTCAGGTCGTCTATGATGCGAACGGCAACCTGATCTGGGACCAGAACACGTCGGAAGCAGTCGTCGGTCAGGCTTCATTCGGCGGCACATCAACGGGCTCCGCCAACGCTCAGATCGTGTCGGTCGGCACATTCTCCGGCGCCGATGGAAGCACGATCAACTTCACTGCCGGGTTCACCAACACCGGTTCGATGACGATCCAGGTTGGTCCATCCGGCTCGCCTATCGCGGTCCTGAAGAATGGTCCCTCCGGTCCAGTCAATCTCGTGGCCGGCGATATCGCGGCCGGGAACATCTATTCGATCTCCTACAGCGTCTCCCTCGGCACCTTCCAGCTTCTTCAGTCGATCCCGCCCGTGATCACGATCGCATCGCAGGCGCAAGCGCAGGCGGGAACCGACAATACCACCGTCATGACGCCGCTACGCACGAACCAAGCTATCGGAGCGCTTGGCACTCCCGCACCAGCGGTTAAGGTCGCATCGTGGCCGCTTCGCTATAATGTGGCCGGAACTTTGCCAGAGTATGCGCATCCTCTCGCTCTGGGGAACTTCAGTGGCCTCAAGATACAGGTCACGAGCAGCACCCAGGTCACAGTTACCGCATCGCTTGGGCTCAGCGTCACGGCCAATATCACGACTTCCGGCGCAAATGGCCTCGACACGGGAACGGAGGCCAATTCGACCTGGTACAACGTCTGGGTCATTTGGAACGGAGCGACCGCCGCAGCTTTGCTTTCTATTAGCGCCACGTCTCCCACGATGCCCGCCGGCTACACCAACAAGGTGCGCGTTGGGGCAATACGCAATGACGCCTCGGGGAATCTCTGGCGCCTCACGCAGATAGGCCGAAGGGTGCAAATCGCCACGGGCACGAACCCAGCAACGCCCCCTGCGATGATTACCGGTTCATCTGGAAGCGTCAGCACTCCAACATGGACGGCTGTTGCCACAGGTAATTTCGTCCCGCCCACTGCCGGGATAATCTGCGGAACCATGAACGGCTGGCAGTCCGATAATCGCGGCGTGATGGTTGCGCCAAACAATAGCTATGGCGCATGGAATTCAGCCTCGAACCCCGCGCCGCTAGGCACGATGAACAATGGCATCACCGGTTCGACCATTGTCTCCAATACGCCGTTCAGCTTCGTGCTGGAAAGCACCAACATCTACTACGCCAGCAATCATAGCAACGCCGGCCTCTATCTGGAGGGCTGGGAGGATAACCTTTAGGCCCAAAGCCTGAAGTAGCAGACGAGACAAATTCCAACAGCGGCAAGCGCAATCCCGAAATAATCGAGCGCCGTGTAGCCGGTCTGTCTCCGCTCTGAACCGTCACTTTCCAAAATAACCTCCTGATCATTTCCAAGGGCTCGCTCAACAGCGGGCCTTTTCCTTGTGGAGCACTCAATGCCCGATATCGCAGATGTAGCATGGTCCGAGCGCGACGACCATAACACAGAGGCCGTGCCGAATGGCTGGCCCACTGGCGCGTTCCCGGCCTACACGGATCAGGTCGGCCAGATGATGATGGGCGCTACCAAGCGCTTCTGGAACAAGATCAATCCGGTTTACCAGACTTCCGGCACCGGGGATAATTACGTCGTCCAGACCGAGATCGGCATCGACCAGATCAACCTCTACGAAATCCTTTGCATCCGTATCGACCGCTCCAACACCACCACGACGCCAACGCTCCAGTTCGGCACTACCAATGCGCGAACGATCGTCAAGGTCGGCCCTTCTGGCTATGTTCCTCTGGCGGCTGGCGATATGTTCGCAGGGAACTCGCACACCTTCTGGTATAACGGCGCGTTCTATATCCTCGTCGATCCTGCGCTCATTGTCGGCAGCACTGTCCAGCCCTATTCGCCGAACCTGACGAGCTGGGCCGCAATCACGCGCGCGACCGGATTTGATACTTGGGTTGCGTCCCCAACAAGCGCCGATCTCGCCGCGCTCATGGGGGATGAAACCGGGACGGGCGCGCTGGTCTTTGGGACGGGCCCGACGCTTTCCGCGCCGCTGCTGGCTGGTGGGACGAGCGGGACGACTGTTCTCCAGGCATCGGCAAACGCGAGCGGAACGCTCACGCTCCCTGCCGCCACGGATACGCTTGTCGGCCGCGCAACGACTGACACGCTTACCAACAAAACCATTAACGGCGCAAATAATACCATCACCAACGTTTTGCTCACGACGAGCGTTACCGGCACGCTGCCAATCGGCAATGGCGGTACGGGTCAGACGACAATCCCGCTGGCGAGCGCCGCTTTGGGGGTGATCCCAAATGCAGTCACAAGTTATGCGGCAGATGGCGGTGGCATAAACTCCAACGTCACCCCATTCACCAATGCTGGAGCTGCCGGCAAGCTGACCTTCATTCCGAAGCCGGCATCGAGTTACGCCTTTGCGTCTCCTGTAAATGGCTACACGATCGGGGGTGCTTGGCTTCCAGATCCGGCGGCATCCTGGACCTCGATCACAGGTGCCGGTCAGTTCAATATGTATAACAGCCGCCTTACCAGCACAGGCGCAAACATCTGGCGGCTCACTGATCGCGTTTTTATTGGTGAGGCAGCGAGCAACTTCGCTGGAGATGTTGGCGGCACTGACGGTGGCAACTCGTGGGTTAAAAACCAGTCGGCCTGCCCGTGGTATCTGCCACTCAATGGCGGTGTAGTCTGGACGAGCGGAGGGAACGCTACCGCTACCAGCAACTCGCCCTATGGCTTTGTCTCAATGATGAAAGCCTCAAACTGTGGTCAGGGCATCGGTTTTGGGGCCGGCATCGTCAACGATTCTTCGACGGGCGGTGGCGCGTGGGGTTTCATGGCCGAGTTGCAACGCGAAAGCGGTGCCGGTCAGACTTTTGGTCTCGAAATCGGAGCTAAGAACAAAGGCGATAATCAGACTATGACGCCGAACGCCCAGACACTTGGCGTTTTTGGTGTCTGGGCGGCGGGTGGCGGCGATAACACATTTGGCGGGGCATCCGTCAATCCGTCTACGGCAGCGCTCGCCGTCGTGAAGAATTCCAACACGTGGAACTCCGGCATCGTCATGATGAAGGACGCGCTTACTGCCGGTGAGGCAATAGCCTTGTCTTCGGAGGGTGTCGGCGGAGCGCATTCGCTGAATTGGTACAACGCAGCAGGCAATCAAGTACTCAACATTCTCAGCAACGCAACCGATACGAACACGTGGAAGCTCAACCGCATCAACGGCGGCCTTCAAGTTTCAGTCGGTGGCGGTCAGGTCATTGCCTTTAACAGTGCGAACGCTCCAGCAAACGGCTTTACGATAACAGCTCAATCTACCGGCGTGGCGCCATCCATCGCCGCCGCTGGCTCTGACACGAACATCAACATTGCGCTGACCCCCAAGGGAACCGGAAACGTCACGACTGCTGGTGGCGTCCTGTCGTCCAACGCCACCAATGGCGTGGGATACGCGACAGGAGCGGGCGGCACGGTCACGCAGGCCACCAGCAGAACGACCGGTGTCACCATCAACAAGGTGAGCGGTGCGATTACGTTGTTCTCTGCGGCGGGCACGACAACCCCAGCCACATTTACGGTGACGAATAGCGCCGTGGCTGCAACCGATACAATCATCCTCAATCAGAAGACGGGCGCCAATCAATACGTCCTTCTCGTTACTGCGGTCGCGGCGGGAAGCTTCAACATCACGCTCTATGCTTTGGCCGGCACCGCAACGGAAGCGCCGGTGATCAACTTTGCCGTCCTTAAGGCTGTCGCGGCCTAACCCGCAAAATCGAAGGAAATCCGTATGGACCTGTCACCCGCAGGCGCCGCTTTCGTGCGCTATGAGGAAGGCTTCGTCAGCCATTTCTATAGGGATGCTGTTGGCGTTGGCACTATAGGCGTCGGCTTCACCTGGGGCTCGGCAGCATTCCGCCAGTGGTGGGCTGCGAACAAGCCGGAGATGGCTTTCGGTCCGGGCGCAACGATGACCCGCGACGAGGCAGAGAAGTGCCTGATTTACCTGTTCACGAATGAGTACGGGAGGGCAGTGGGCACCTTCCTCGGCCATGACGTGCCGCAGAACGTTTTCGACGGCATGGGGTCACCAGTCTACAACCTTGGTCCCGGCTCGCTGCAATGGCGGTGGGCTGCGCTCGCCAAGGCTGGCGACTATGCGGGCTGTGCCGCCGCTCTCCGCATCACCGGCACGACGGCCAAGGGCCGCACGCTTTCGGGGCTGGTTCGGCGCCGCAAGGAAGAGGCGGCCCTGATCGAGAGCGGCGTCTATGCCGGCGTAGGGACAGCGCCCGCTCCTACCACTTCTGATCCTATGTCTGACGGCATGTTGACACGCGGTGAGCGCGGGCCGGCGGTTGCATCGCTCATCGCCGATCTAGCGGAACTCGGCTACTACAAGGGCAATCTCGACGACATCTTCGGCTACGGCACGGAAGCCGCAGTGCTGGCTTTCCAGCGAGATCACGGACTGACGCCGGATGGCGTAGCTAACGCGGACACGCTCAAGGCCATCAACCTGCTTCTGGTGCCAAAGCCAGCCGCACCAGCGCCCACCGCGCCCGTTCCCGCACCAGCCACGCCTCCGAAGACCCCTGCGGCTCCCGTCGCCCCCGTGCCCCCCAAGAAACCCGTCGCCAAGCATGTCGGCCTCGGCGTGGGTGCCCTCGCTATCGGCGCTGCCTTGGCTCGCTGGTGGGGCGACATCGCCAACTGGTTTCATGTTCATCACTGGTTCTGAAGGGCATTCCGCATGACCAGGCTCGCCTCGACGGACGCGCGCAAGCTGATCGATATCAACCCGCGCTTGATGGATTTTCTAACAGCATCCGTTGCCGCGACCACGGTCACGCTTGCCGATGTGACAGTCACTCCCGATGCGACCGAGGCAAGGCTGAGGCTGTCACTCTCCGGCAATATGCGGGATACGGTCATCGGCTCGTATCAGACCCGCAACGGCGTTGGGACCAACCAAGGCACCAACTACATCGCCAAGAGCGGCAACTTCGTTTTCCAGCCGGGTGACAATCCCGAGCAGGAAATCGTCATCTCGCTCAGGGGGAACAACGCCGAGGGCAAGACCATCGAGGTCTATCTGAAGGCGGTCACGGGCGCTGTCGTCGGCAAGGGAAGCGGGTGGATCACCTTCAGCGCCGACCAGCAACAGATCGCCGCGAGCGGCTTCAAACTGGTCTGGCAGAGCAATTTCATCGACGGCTTCCAGTTCAGTGATACCGGCCTGAACCCGGATGGCACTCCCTGCTGGCAGTCGCGCCCGCAGTTCGGTCGCACACAGGATGGCAACAAGGAACTCGGCCTGTACGTCGATCCCGTCCTTTATCCTGGCACCAATCCGTTTCCGATCACCGTCAACGGCAAGCGGGCGATGCGCTCGGAGCAACTGACGACGCCGATCACCTATAGCAACAGGCAGTGGAACTACACCGCAGCCATGATCAATTCGAGGAAGCTCCAGACCGTGGGCACGGGTGGACGCGTGGAGTGTCGCCTCTCAATGCCGATCATCGGGGATCTGGGGGCATGGCCGGCATTCTGGCTGCTCCCCACCAGTGGCGCATGGCCGCCAGAGATCGACATGATGGAATGGCCGATCAACATCAACGCCAATCCGTGGACCTATTACTCAACGCAGCATTGGGTCGGCAGCAACGGGGGCGCCTACCAGCTCGGATACCCGATCGATATTCGCAATCTCGGCATCCAGACCGATCTCACCAACTTCCATGTCTACGGCGTCACCATCACCGACGAGGAACTGCTGTTTGATTTCGACGGCGTGCCGACTGTGGTCATGGAGAACCGCGCACCGGGGCAAACCTGGTACGCGCTCCTGAATATGGCGATGGGCGGCTCTTGGCCCGGCTCGCCAACATCCGCAACCACTTTCCCCTGCGACATGGAGCTTGACTGGATCAAGTTCTATGCGCCCGCATAAGGACACTCACCATGTGGGATAAACTGAAAGCCTTCTTCCTGCGGTCAGAGACCGTTTTCTGGGCTCGTCTTCAGGTCGTTCTCGGCATCGCAGCGGCTGTTGTGACCTACGTCGATCCGTCTGTTCTCCAGCCGATCATCCCGTCAGCATATTACCCTCTCTTGCTGGTCGCGAACGGCGTCTTCTCGGAATATCTGAGGCGGCGCAATGACCCCGACATAGGCAAGGGGCAGTGACGTGGAAAACCTCGTCTCTGTCCTCTCCCTGCTCATCGATAAGGCGCTCCGCGTCATCGGTGCCGCCTGCCTCGTGGCAATCGCCGGCTTTCTGATCTGGTGGTGGTGGCTCTGATGTTCGGCGTCTTCGGCTTCGTGCTGAACTGGCTGACGTCGGGTCCGCTTGATCGCATCTTGTCGTCTATCGACAAGCATGGCAGCGACCTCACGGACCGTGAGAAGATCAAGACCGATGCCGTAACAGCCTATGTGCAGGCTCAGGTCTCCGTTGCCAACTCCCGGCAATGGTGGTTCCCGATCCTGTTCCTCGTGCCGGCCGGCCTCTGGTTCGCAGCGGTCTGTCTCTACTCCATCCTGTTTTGCCGATTGTGTGCGTTCCCGCAGGCTTGGTCAATTGCCGCCCTGCCGGAGCCTCTCAACACCTGGATGGGCTGGATTGTCTCCTCGCTTTTCATCGGCAAGGTCGGTGATGCTCTGATTGCGAGGCTTAAGAAATGAGCGCTCGCAGGGTTAGCAGCATGACGGAAGACCAATTGATTGAGGTGGTCCGTCATGCCGTGCGGGCGGAACTGAACATGGCCGGCCTTCGCATCGATGCCCCAGCCGATGTCGATGAAGCCAGAGCCGACTTCGCCTTTGTCCGCCGCGTTCGCCAAGCCTTCAACGGAGCTGCGGCAAAGGTCGGCGGGGCCATCATCCTAGCCATTGTCTCGGGCATCGTCTGGCTGATCGTGATCGGCGCCCAAGCCTTCCTCAGCACTAAGGGCTAATACGCGCTCGCGTATATCAGCCGAGCATACGCATTCGCGCATAATCTCATGGGCCTCCCTGCTCCAGCGCCCAATCGACCAAAATCCTGATCGCTTCTGACCTGCTTGGGATGCGCGGTTGTTTGCTGCGCCAATTTTCCAAAGCCGCAAATCGGGCGGCGTCCAAGAATACAGTCACGACGGTACTCTTGATATCACTGCTACCAAACGGCAACGGTTCCGTTTTTGTCGCCGACGAAACAGCGGCTACCGCTGTCTCATAGTCAACTAGAAACCACTCCAGACCCATCTCATCAACCCGGAACTCAGCAAGGGCAGCGATAACGGCCTTCTCTGCTTCAATTGGGCTGGCGCATTCGAATATTGCCTCGCCAACCAAGGAAGAGCCGATCCGCTGTTCATGCTGCCCCTTGCGTCGGTCGGGATAACTTGAACGGCCAATTTTCCGAGCGCCGTTTGGATGCGCCATTATGTACAGGTAACTCACTTCCTTCTCCTTACACCTTCGCCGCCGCCATTCTCTGGAATGAATTCGATACCCGCATCCCGGAGGACGGATTCAATCCTCTCAAGGGTCTCGACCAGCACGCGACCAGTCTTGCCAGCCTCCATCTTGCGGATCGTGGGAAGCGAAACCCCAGCCTTCTCCGCTAGCGCAGCTTGCGTCATGTCGAGCAACCCGCGCGCGGCCCGAATTTGACCCGAACTTATTGGAATTTTCCCCTCCCATATAGTAAACGATGATTGCTATTTTAGAAAACATCGTGCATATAATAGACATGGCATAACGAGTCAACCCCTACTCCATCTCCTCAAGCCGGAAGGGACAAACGGTCATGGGTGAGCATTCTCGCTTCCGAGTGGCATTTGTGCTTGCGTTACTCGTAACTTCAACCTGTGTTCTGGCGTTCGGGCTTGTTGCCTACACGATCAAGGTCCAAGCGGACGCGGATGGGTTCGTGACCTGGCACAAGGTCTTCTACGATGCCGCCGAGCCTAGCGCCCCGGCACCCGCTGATCCTGCCCCGTCGAGGCCAGTCGTCAACATCACCGATGATCCCGGCGGCTCCGTAATGGAGTATTACGATAAGTACCGCTCCTACTCCCAATCTGGAACCGAGATACATTTCCATGGCGGATGTTTTAGCTCCTGCACATTGGTCTTTCTAAAGGAATTCACCGGCATCAAAGCCTGCGCTGACGACGGCGCCATCTTCGGCTTCCACAAGCCCTTCCAGGAAATCAACGGCAAGGTAATCCGCACCAAGTCAGCCGTGCGTGATACCCGCAAGCTCTGGGATGTCTGGCTACGGGCTCTCCCCGATCCGCTGCGCAAGTACCTCCAGCGCGTGCATGTCCCCTCGGCGGCTGAAGGGGATGAGACCAACGTGATGTTGATCCTTCCCGGTAGCGTGCTTCTCCCAAAATGCAAAGTCGAGGTGGCGGCTCAATGAAACGTCCAATCGTGTACGCCATTGGCGCTTATGTCTTTGTGGCCGTTGTGACATTCGATTTCGCAATTCCAATTGATTGCAAATTCTCAAGGACAGCAGCCGAGTTGGTGACGTGTGCCCGGTTGAACGTCATTGAATCCGCGTGGGCTGGGGCGACTTGGCCAACGTACTGGATTGGGAGGGCCGCCCAATGATCCGTCTCGCAATCCTCAACTTCGGTTTCTCCTGCTTCGTCGCTTGGGCCTGGTGGCTGGGATATATCGGTTTCGTTTTCACCCATGACATCAGCCATCTGTCCTACCTGATTTCGGGCGTGTTTCTGGTGAGCATAGCGCGGCTCCTGTGGGGCAAAACCGACCATATGCTTGAGGCAAAGGAACAGCTAACCGGGCTCGGTCTCATCGGCACGCTGATAGGGTTCGTTCTAGCCATGTATGGTCTAAGCAAAACCGGATTCGGCAACCCGGAGACGCTAACAAAAGCCGGCAACAATCTGATGGACGGGCTTGGTGTAGCGTTTTGCAGCTCGCTAGTGGGTGCTGTGTGCTCGCGCTGGGTTGGCTTCATGGCGTACATGGTCGGGGTCGAAGACAAGAGATGAGATCTCTCTTCAACCTCGTATGGGATATGTACTCGGCGTTCACGCTGGTCCTGATGGCATTGATCATGATTATCATCAATCAGGTCAATCCCAAGGCAAAGCGGGATGAAAGCCTCCCGCCTCCCGGCACCATCGCCGTCCTCGCCTGCTGGCCGCCGGGACCAATCGATGTTGATCTATGGGTCTCCGACCCGAAGGATACGAAGCCCGTAGGCTACAGCCGCAAGTCTGGTCTAGTCTGGTCGCTTCTCCGTGATGACATGGGCATCGTGAATGATGACAGCCCGATCAATTGCGAGAGCGCTTTTGCCCGCTCAACGCCGGCCGGTGAGTACGTAGTGAACATCCATGGCTATAGCATTCCGGGCCCCTCCGTCACAGTACACGTTGAAGTGGCGTTGAACGGCGCCTTCCTTACGAAGGCAGATATGCCGTTGCAGCCGAAACAGGAGAGAACGGTTGTCCGTTTCAAGCTGGATGGACAGGGCAATTTGGTCCCCGGATCAGAGAACAAAGTATTCAAGCCGGTGAGGTCTGCGCAATAGACGTAAGGCTCTGAATCTGATAGAAAAATACGGGCTGATTTGGTGTTGCAAGCACCGCATCAGCCCTAACCGAAACGAGCGATTGGAGCGCCCGAAATGGCTACCTCCCCTATATGTTCGATTCCTGACTGCGGCAAGCCGGTGGCTGCTCGCGGATGGTGTAATGCTCACTATAGGCGATGGCGGCGCCACGGAGACCCACTCGGCGGGTCGACCACGCGCGGAGAGCCGCGAGACTTTCTGGAAAATATTGCCCTTAAGCATTTGGGAGATGATTGCCTAATTTGGCCCTACAACCGGTCTTCCGCCGGATACCCTTATGTCACGATAGACGGGGAATACGTCCTCGCAACGAGGTATATCTGCGAAAAGATCAATGGCGCCCCGCCGACATCAGGGCATCAAGCGGCGCATTCATGCGGAAAGGGGCATCTCGGCTGTATAAGCCCGCTTCATCTGTCTTGGAAAACATACAGCGAGAATCAAGCCGATCGCATCGTCCACGGCACCGATTGTCGTGGAGAGGCGCATGGGGGTGCCAAGCTGACGGAGCAGCAGGTGCGCGAGATACGCACGCTTGCGGATACCCTATCTCAAAGGGTGATAGCGAGAATGTTCAACATCGATCAATCGACAGTCAGCGACATCTCTAATCGTAAACTGTGGCCGCACGTCGAATAGAGGAGCGCCGCACAATGATGTTGCCCGTTCTCTGCTTCCTTGCCTTCCTCGTAGCCGCGATTGCCTTCAGCGCGATCGGGCTTTGGTATCTGGGTGACGAATGACCCTCCTAGCCTCGACATGGCTTCTCCTAGCCGTGGTAATGTGCGGCTTTGCTTGGATGGCAGGGAAACGTCTGGCGGCCATGTCCCTTCCTCTAGCCGTCACTCTCGCCGCGCTGGCGATCTATGTGCCCCTCGGCATGCCCATCCCCCACTCCCCTAAGCCTGGCAAATACACCGTTCTTGGCGCCAAGATCATCGTTGATGCCGGCATATGGGTTTTGCTGGACGATGGCGCTGGCGAGCCACGCTATTACCGACTGCCCTATAGCGCTTCACAAGCGAACGAACTGCAAGGCGCGCAAGACGCGGGCCAAGGCCAACCCGGCTCCGTCAAGATGGAAGTCGGGCAGGATGGCGGCGAGCAGTTCGACGGTCCGCCGCCTGTAACGGGCGAACCTCCGAAGATGCCCGAGACGCCACAAGTGTCCATCCCCTGACACTTCGCCACCCTCAACCAACCAAGAGGTGACGGCATGCCGAACCAAGGGTTCGACAGAGATACAGCTGCGATTGCCGCTGATTATTTCCAGCGCTATGGCAGCAAAAGAGAAGCCGCCAAAGCCATGGGCGTCAGTGAATCATCCTTCTACAGGATGCTCAAAGCCGCCGGCAAATTCGGGATAATGGGCACAAAGCCCGTCCTCCCTGGATATTATCTGCATCGGACATCTACGCAGTTCGGCCCTGATGGCGAATTGCAGCGCGAGTGGGTCCAGCAAAAGCCGGAGCCTGGAGAGGAGTTTGCCGTCCCTGACGGCCATATTGTGAAGGGCGTCTCTGCCCTGCTGGATGCTGAAGGCAGAACCGTCCAGCAGTGGGTTAAAACCCGAGAGGGAAACGCTCCTGTTCTCTCCGATGCCATCAAAACGGCGCTGCAATCCTATGAGCCGGCGCCGCTCATTTCCCCTCCATCATTTACCAATGACGATCTCTTGACCGTCTACCCGATCGCTGATCTCCACCTTGGGATGTTCTCATGGGCTCGGGAGACCGGCGCAGACTACGACATCAAGATCGCGTCTGGGCTGCTCAAATCGAGCATGAACAATCTGGTGGCGCGTTCCGCCAATTCCAGACAAGCGGTCGTGCTGGATCTTGGGGATTACTTCCACGCCGATAATAGCCGGAACCAGACCACCCGCTCAGGCAATCCGCTCGATGTGGATTCCCGTTACGCCAAGGTCGTGCAGATGGGCTTCGAACTGGTTATCCAGTGCATTGATCTTGCCCTTCAAAAGCATGATTTCGTCGAGTACCGAAAGCTTCCCGGGAATCACGACGACGAAACCAGCCTGATGCTCGCCGTGGCGGTCGCCGCGCATTTCCGGTCCAATGAGCGGGTTTCCGTCGATACCAGTCCATCGCGTTTCTATATGCGCCAGCACGGCTCCTGCATGATCGCGGCAACCCACGGGGATCAGCTCAGGATGGGCGATATGGCAGGCTTTGTCGCGGCCAACTGGCCGGAGCAGTGGGGCAAGACAAAATATCGCTACGGCTACACAGGGCACATTCACAATGAGAAAGCGCTAGCCGTGAACACGCTGCGCGGCCTACGGGCTGAGAGCTTCAACACGCTTGCGGCCAAAGATGCCTGGCACGCAGGGGAGGGCTACCAGAGCCCGCGCAACATGGTTTCGATCACGCTGCACAAAGACCGTGGCGAAGTTGATAGGTTCACAGTTGCAGCATGAGCCGCAGAGCCCTTTTCCTCCCTCGCGTCATTATGAGCGAGCGCCCGCATCTCGTTATAACTAAGGTCCCAACCGATAGCCCCGAGACCTTCTTCGAGACCGCGCTCACACCCGCTGAGGCGCGGCGCCTAGCTACCGATCTCCTCATAGATGCCGACCGAGCTGAACGATTCTCCGAGACCCAAAGATGGCTAGCGAAGCACCAGAAGTGACGACCTTCGACCAGATCGACGAGATCGCCCGCGCCCTGTTTCACAAAGCCGACGCCACGACTCTGTGGTGCGCCCTCGATCATCCGACACAACTGTACTGGAGGAAGGAAGCCGTTCGTCGCCTCCAGCAGGAGCGTTATAAGCAGATTGACGCGAGCTTATAACCCAATCGGCTCAGGTT